CGTGCCATCTCTGATTTAATGAACGGGAAGTTTTACCTATGTATATTTTACCGTTAATATTGTTTGTAACTTTGTATATTTGAAATATCAACTAACAGCCTTTCTTTTTTCTTCGTATCGTTTTCTTAGTTTTTCTATATTAAAAATCCCCACTTCATCCAGTGTATATCCCAGTTCTTTTGCGGTTGCTGCAATATACCAGAGGCAGTCAGACAATTCGTCCATTAAAACTGCATTATCTGGTTCAGTGCCTGCCCGCAGGTGTTTCTTGAGTTTATTAGCTAGTTCGCCAGCTTCACCGCATAAAGCTAAAACAGTGTAAGTTAGCCCACCGAGAAAGGCTCCTCCGGTTTTATCTTTAAAAACTGCTGTGCCTAATGCTTTTTCTTGATAAGTGTTTAAATCCAATTTGTTCTCCTTAAAATTAAGGGGCCAGCCCTAGAGTTCTCAGCGGGCATCGAACCCGCACATACCATCCCTGGTACCGGGAGGTGCTCTACCATGTTGAGCTATGAGAAACTGGCCCCAACCCGTACTAAAGCGTTACTAACTCTACTAAAGTCCCGGTTTCTTTAGCTGCATCAAGAGCGGTCAAAAGTTTATTCCAGTTTTCACGAGTCCATTCTTTCGAGTTTTCTATACCCGTAAACTTGACCGCAAACTTCTTAAAAACTTCTTCCGCGTTTTCTACACCAGCTTTAGGTAAAAGAGTTTTCATGTAATAGCTGGCTCGATTTACAAAAGTCTTACGTTCTTCCTTAGTAGGAAAATCGCCGGGATTATCCGGCAGTAAGTCCTTTGGAATGATAGCTTTAGGAACACCGGGGTTTACTTTCGCTCCGGTTGCAGTTTGAGGATAGTTTTCACTAAATTGTTCAGTTTCCGGATTTACAAAACTACTTTCAAAAATCGAATATTCCGGTTTTGGAGCAGGCTTGTACTTCGGTTTCACGTTCTCAACCGCAGCATTTCCGTCGTCGTCATCTTCTGCGACCGCCCCAATCAAACCGGTATAACTATAGCGTTTTGAATAAGTTATAGCCGATGCGATACTGTGGGCGTCGAACTTATCCGGTTTTCCGGGCATGGAAGTAGGTAAAAGCAACTCGTTCTCAATAAACTCGCCCGACTTGTGAGAAAGCCTCGATAACGTGCCTGCCGTTCGGTCTCGAACTATTGGAGCTTGGAAAATTACTAGTCCTTGCGCCGCCAAAGCAGGCTGCGTAGCATCTACGATTTCTTGTAGGTCCGCGTACTTGGAACTCGTATGCGGGTTTAGCTTGTTTTTAGTGATTGTTTTAAAATCTTTTTGTGCTTCTGCTAGAGCTTCCGTGAGTTGCCCGGTCGTTAAGCTAAATCTTACGGACGAAATAGCTGTCTGAAAACCTTGATTTAAACCACCAGACAGACCGCCATAACTCTGACTGCCCTGACTCAACTCCTGTAATGATAAATCTCCACCCATTGTTAGCTCCTCTTTTAATTTTTGTATCCATTCATCAACTGAAAACCATTTCATTTTTTACCCAAACTGGCTGTAGGGGTAGGATTCGCACCTACATCTTATTCCTTAACGGGGAAGCGTCTTACTATTAGACGACCCTACATTTGAACTTTTGGGGGCCTCAGATTATCACTTTAGCTTGGCCCAATCTTCACGCGAAGGGTACCCCCAAAAATCTTTAAATCTGAATCTGCTTAAAAACCCCATTTTCATCTATAAACCTGACAGCCCGCACATTAGATTCTTTAATTAGATGCAGACAAGTTAGGCATGGTTTCGAACATGCTGGTTTTCCGTCAGCTAATTCTCGATATACATACATGATGAGGTTCTGGTCAGTATAGTACCTTCTCTTAATAAGAGCACTGTGTTCTGCATGAATACCCCATTTAGCTTCGGGATGGGTGTAATTGTAACGGTTCATGCCTATTGCTACGAGTTTTGAACCCGAAAATAGTGCCGCCCCTACTTGACGGCTTTTTCTCGGAGCTATTCCGTGAAGAGATGCGGTTTTTGCGATTTCAAAACCCCTAAGCCAGTTTTTAGTCATTTTTCGGAATTAAGAAATTCATTTGAAACTACTTTTAACTGAACTCTTCCCAAATGCCGTAACTGCCTTTCGAAAACAGGTTTCACTACAATACCTTCCCGTCTGTGGTTAGCTCCGGCTACTTTGGAAGGACCGTCAGACAAAGATTTGACTGTCGCTTCCTGGTACAATCTTTCATCTAAAATAGGTACCCAATTATTAAGTACGGGTTCATACCTTGGGTCGCGTTTTAACTCAATCCAATCTACCCAAGTATCGTCCGGTTTCCGGACATCGAAAACAAAAAACCGGATTTCACCGGGTTTATTCCCGTAATTATACCCGTCCTGCGTTGGAGTGATTTCACCATAAATCGCGTAACCCGGATTTTGACGGCACCAAGTTTCTATCCACGGATTTTGTTGAAGTCCTTTTCTCCAAATACAGCCGGAACTTTCTTTCTTCCACAGTTTCCGGCTTCCCGCCCACATTTTTCCGTCTATAAAAACATACCGGGCGTTCGAACCGTGTATTTTTTCAGTGATTACTACTTCTTCACCTAGTTCGAATGCGTGTTGGTGAGCTTTTAAAGCTTCCACGTCGTAAACCGGCAAACCCGAATTTGGCCCTCTTTCACGACCGGAATCAGTAGTTCCGTATTTATCGAAATAATTAAACGTAGCTTTGCGAAGCAGGAAGAAAAACCAACCTTTGAAGCTGTGAGGCCATCTGCGGCCATAACTAGGGCCTTTTTCGCAGTCCGCAGCCAAGTTCGTCGGCTCTGGCGGTTCGTAGTGGGTAATTCCCAAAAACTCTGCTAAATCGCTTCCTACTTCGTAAACTTGATTGTCTGGAACAGGCATAAGCAAACCTTCGGACCATTCCCCGCGAAGTTTCTTGGCTTTAATTCGCCTATACTTGACCGGTACTTCGCCCTCAAAGCCTCTGCCTTCCCACAAAAACTTGAATTCATCCGTCTGCGGCACAACACTATCCGGGAAAATGTAATACCCCAAATCACCTGTTTTAAACTGGCCTTTCGGTACGACCGCCTGATAATCGAAAACTTTTATGATATCGAGTTTGTCCGCGTTTGAATGTAGTTGTATATTATCTATCTTGACAACGGGAACTTTATGATGTTCAGGCACTTTATTCTCCCGCCAATTCTAGGCCGTTATTTTTAATCCACTCTTTATATTTCTTGTCCCCGTCCAGACCTTCGAAATAACCTTTTGGATATTTTTCTCCATCCCAAGGAAGTTCGCGTCGTATTAGTTTTCCCGGACAGCGAGTACAATATGTTAACGGATGATGATATGCTATGCCGCAGTTGTTTGAACAAACATAAACTGCCCGAGTTGTTCGATTCATTTCTTACTCCTGATTATATTTATCCATCTGAAACCCAAAAGTGCTATTGCCGCTGCCGTTACCACGACTGCCCACGAGTTGTCCGGAAAGTGAACTCCTATCTCAAACCCGAAAAAACCCGCAGTAATAAAAGTCAACGCTAAAACCCCCAGTACTTGCCATGTTTTGTTATTCATGTGTCCTATCTCTAGACTAATCACGAGTTTATCGTTTTATTGAGTTCTTCAGCGCACTCTTGCAATCTCTGTTTCAATGCAGATTCCCAAGCGTCATTCGGTCGAAAGTCGGCCATATCATTCCATTTTTGGATTAAAATTTGAATTTTACCCTTCAACCGGTTACTAAAACATTTTGATTTGTGATTTTCTATAGACTCATCTACAAATAAATCCATTCCGCACACATGAAAACTGTTGCAGTTAGAACAACTCCAAGTTTTTGTTTCTCTATATCCGTGTGTATTAAACCAAATTTTCATATTACCTCCAAATTTTCCATTAATATGACTGCCTTAAAATGGTCGTGGATGAAAGTGTCGAGCTTTCCCGTCGCTCCAATCTAGAGCTTTCGGGTGGGTATAAGCCACCCCCGCACAGCCGGTGCTATCCACGTTATTCTCCTAATACAATTCCAAATCTGCTCCGCTCGTCGTTGTCCAGTCCGAAACGTTGAATGTCTCCAAGACTTGACGCTACATCGCCGGAATTACTGGCTTGGCAATCCCAACCTGTATAATCGCAATGGCCCCGAGCTACGAAAAACCGACCACCCTTTAACTGGCCGTATACGACCCAACTACGTTCGTCTCTTTCCCCTTCACTTAGTCCGAAAATTACTTCAACATCCTCTCTAGAAAAAGTCGAGTTTGGAGTAACCGTGTCTCCAGGTCGGCGGTTTGGTATAATTGGAGTACAGTTTCCCCCGCCTCCTTCTCCAAAAACTTCCGCCCAGTCGTAATTATCGAGTTCTTTGAACATTTTATTCTCCTAATCCTTTGACACACAAAATCTGTTTCAGAATATGTACAGGTTTGACCAAATCTGTCTGCGCAGCCATTACGGAATCTATAGATTTATACGCTCCGGGTGTTTCGTCTAAAACTTCAGCACCTTTCCAGCATTCTACCCCTGCCGTTGCAGCTTCGTGGTCAGCCAGTGTAAACCGTTTTTTGGCCTCAGTTCTTGACATCGCTCGTCCCGCGCCATGACTGCACGATTTAAAACTGTGCGGAGACCCCAATCCTTGACCGATTATTGTTTTTGCCCCCATGCTTCCGGGAATAATAACCCAGTCGCCAATATCGGCTTTAACCGCTCCCTTACGAGTTAGTAAAACTTTTTTACCGAAATGGGTTTCCTCCGCCGCGTAGTTGTGGTGTAAATGAACCTCAAAATCTGAATACGCGATATTCAGAAGGTTAGACGGCCAGAGTGAAGGATAGATAGCTTGTAAAACCCGACCCATCATAATTTGCCGGTTTTTCCAAGCGTATTTTTGAGCTAAATTCAGCGCTTTTAGATAATCGTTGTATTCTTCTGTGCCTTGCGGGAAATACGCAAGGTCGGGGTCCGGTAAATGAACAAACCACTGCTTGCAGCGTTCCTTCGCTAAATTCGTGAAGTATGTACCAATCCTGTTCCCAAAACCCCGACTGCCGCTGTGTAAAACCACCCAAATCCGGTTTTCTTCATCTTCTGAAACTTCAATGAAGTGGTTTCCAGTACCAAGAGTACCAAGGTGTTTTTCTGCGTTTTTGCTTATTGCATTTGGGTGTTTTTGCTCTAAATGCCAAAAATGAAAATCCTTTTCCCACACGTCGTGAATATCCGCCGGAACGTTATGCCAAGCTCCCCGGTCGCCTTCGCCCCCATTATTTGTCCGACCGTGTGGAACGGCGTCTGAAATTAATTTGAACAAAAGCGGGAGACACTGTTTAACCCGGTCTGCTTCGAGTAAAGTACGGACTGCGTACATCCCGCAGCCAATATCGACGCCCACAGCCGCTGGAATGACCGCTCCCACCGTCGGGATTACAGAGCCTACTGTGGAACCTAAACCCCAGTGACAATCAGGCATGGCTGCTACGTAAGGTTTAACGAAAGGGAGTCTACACGTATTTTTAAGCTGCTCTACGGCTTTTTCTTCGAAAGGAACGCCACTATTCCACATCTTAATTTGGCCGAAATTACCTCTAGCGTCGTAATCCGCTTGTAAAAACTCGAATTTATTTTCAGTCATATTTCACCTGTTCTAAGTTCTCTGCGTACAAAAACCACCCTGTATTTTTATCCAACATATCAAAAAGCAAGCGATGACCTTTTTCCCATGAAACGAATTCAACCCCAATAATAACCCGACCGCAAAAAGACTCGAAAAGTAACCGGACTATGCCTATCTTGTCTACTAACTGTAAATCCCACACGTTCTTATGGGTTTTTATTACCTTTACTAAATCACCGACTTTGGGGACTTCTTTCATTGGGTTCCTTCGGTGGGTTTGTCTCCCACGTAACCGTAAGCGGAATATTCTTAAAGTGACTTCTCCAGACAGTGACGGTCAAAATAATGAACTGTCCGAAGCTACTTAGTGAACCGAGTATAATAAAAAATTTCACGAGTTTTTCTCGAAAAATAGAGTTGGATTTAGGTCTCCATTTATTAATCTGGCGAAACTTAATATTTCTCGCATACGGTCACTACCCATGACCGCTTGTAATAAAATCCTACGTTCTGCTGAAATCGGTTGTTTCAGACGAATAGTTATGTGTTTTCGCCAAGACAGCCCGCTCTTTGACGGCCATTCTGAACAGTCTTCGATACCTAAAGTTTTGTCGAGAATATCTTTGTGACGTTTGAAAGTTTCGTATGCGTCTGCTGAATCAATGTCGATTTGCAAAGCATGTTCGCTTGGAAAAACTACACTCCAATTGTTCTTTTCAGCGAGTTTTATAGCTTCTTCGCTACTTCTGCCGATTTCTCCATCTTCATTAATAGAATCTTCGGTTTTAGAAACCATCAAATCATCGAGATTTTCAGACATTATTTAGTTTCTCCTGGAGTTGAAACCACCCGTACTTGCAGTTCAACTACTCCTTTTTTAACAAAATCGAGTTTTTTAGCAACCGCGAGCGAAACGTCCAATTCCCGGTCTTTCACAAAAGGACCTTTATCGGTAATAACCGCGTAAACACCCCGTCCGTTTTCCGGATTTTCGATGAATATAAGTGTACCTAATGGTAACGAGTTCGAGGCCGCCGTGAAAAACTCGCAATTCATCGGTTTTCCGTTCGCCATCCGTTTTCCGGACTCGCAATACCAACTTACGTGCATTTTCCGACTGTCCGGTTTTTGCTGAAAACCCGTAACAAGAAAGAGTCCTAGTACTAGTAAAGATTTAGTCATTAATTTTTTCTACTGTCGAAGTTCTGGTTGTTATTTTCCGATATTTCTCTACCGCAACTAAATGATAAACACCCACAACATGTTCACGTCCGTTGTCGGAAACTCGGCTGTCTAAAAACTCGCTACCAACCAAATGTTTTATTTCCGGAAAGTTGTAGTAGTCGTATACAGGTTCTTCAGTTACGTATAAAATTTTAGGATACTCCATATTAGCTCCAAATAAACCCGCATTTGCAAACTCGAATTTCACCAGTTTTCTTAATTAGATGCTCTTTACACCGTGGACAGGTACGTTCCCAATTACCGGTTGTACTTGATGTCGAACCCACAAGGCTTGATTTTTCCGGTAGGGCATCTCCAGAACCACTTATCGTGTTTTTCATTGTAGATAGCTTTGTGGTCACAATAATAGCACTTTAGGCAGTCAGAACAAATGTGGCGATAGTGGTCGTGATTAGCGGGTCCGACGCCGGTCATAAATTACTACCTGTCCAAACTCGTCACGCGAAATTGGCGAACTTATATTAATATGCAGAAGTGCGAGTTCAGACAGTATCTCTTTTCTTTCAGATTTAGTCATCCACGGACGCAAACCCGCCCTAATTTCTGACCGTTTTTGTCTTAACCACCGGTCAGCCGTGTTTTCGGCTTCTGTATTAGATGCTAGATTTATATAAATAAGTTCCGGTTGTCCGGAAAATGAACCTGCGTATAATTCAAACTCGTACTTTACCATAACTTTTTCATAGCTCCTTGCTTACAAAGTTTTAACATTCGGGCGTGAAATTTAGGTCCGTGAGAAGTTTTGTCGTTTGTGTGTTTCAAATCGAGGTGAACCATCTCGTGGAGTAGTACCTGTTTAGTAATCTTACTCGAAAAATTAAGTTCTTTAGCTATGTAAATTTTGTACACATCTTTGTGTTTTTTGGGTTTACAGCCGCATCTATACGTCGATAAAACCCCTAAAGAATCTTCGCGGCGCAGTAACTTCTTGTCCCATTTCACCTTGGCCGTCGGTAGTTTATTCTTAAAGTACTTCTTATTGTAATAATCAAAGAACCACTCCAGTTTATTTCTCATAAAATTAGTTCCGGTTTTGGCTGAATTTAAGGCTCTTGGGTAACTTTATCCTGAGCAGTTTTGTATTCAGCGCCAATGGTGTTACCCCTTACAAAACCGGAAATTGGTAGCGGAGCATGGGAGTCGAACCCATTATTGAAAGTTTATGAGACTTCCGTGATTTATTTGTCCGTTTCACTCGCCCGCAACTGGTGGATAGGGTAGGATTTGAACCTACTACGTCGCTAGGACGGCCAGATTTACAGTCTGGTACGGCTCCCCGTCTCCGTCGCCTATCCAAAATCAGGCTACGTCAATCGTGTCAATCATAGCCTCGATTTCTTCTCGCAAAGCCTGTAAATCTTCTAAAGTCTCTTGTGGCGAGTTTGCCACGTTATTAAAAACCGCTTTTATGGCTTCGAGTGCTTTTTCGTATTTATTCATGCGAGTTCTCCTGCGATTTTCTCTATATATGGCCGGTCATAGTCTTTGCCGGTTTGAGCGTAAAGCCCGAAGGTTAGTCCAGGTAATCCGTGGCCTAATCTTGCGGCAGCTACAGTCTCCGGGATGCACAGATTAGCCATTATAGTAGAATTTCCCCGTCTGAAACTATGGAATCCTCCGACTGAGAGACCACTGTTCCGCATACAAGGATGGAGAGCCGAAACCAATACGGAGTTAGCATGCAAAGAACTGCCTTTATTCGTTCTAAAAATGAAAGAGTCCCGAAGAATGTTTCCCTGTAAAACAGTTCTTTGTCTTCTGTGTACGGAGAAAGTGTCACAGAGCCTCCTGGATGTAGACAAACTGCGTATAGAGTTGCTGGTTTTAGGTTCTTGGGTTTTTCCACTGAATAAACTCCTTTGAATTAACAACTTACGGTTTTCAAAATCAATATCCTGCCACTGTAACCCGAGTGCCTCGCCTATTCTCATTCCGGTTTCAGCAAGCAGATAAAACAAAACTTTATACTGACCTTCGCTAATATCTACGAGTTTACGCATTTCAGCCGCCGTCAGCCAAGGTTGGGGTTTTTTTACGAGTTTTGGTAGCTCAGGGTCAGGTACGGCTTGAATTAATCCTTCTTTTCTTGCTCTATTTAGGACTAGCTTTACGGTTCCTACGTAGTTTTTAAGACCTTTTGGACTTAGAGTTTTAGCGAGTTCGCAAACGTGGCCCTGAAAACGAGATTCTGTCAAGTCTGAAAGTTCAGTTTCCGGAAAACTCGCATTTAACTTCCTGATATGACTGTTCATAGTGACGATAGTGGCGGGTTTTTTGAGTTGTAGAATGCTTCCCCGCCACTTGTCGGTGTATTCAGATAACAGCATTAGTAAACATCTGGGTTTGCGTACTTTCTTACAAACTTTTCAGGGTCTGAAATAAGCAGGTCAATTTTTCTGACCGCCTGTTTTACTCCTGCTTTTCCTGTCCATTTAGTCTGATTATCAGCAGAAAAAAGTGCATCTCCCTGCTTCACAGTCAAACCAAGCAACTTTCGAGCTTTTCTCCCAAAATCTATGTTATAAGTTTTTTGGATAATTTTATCCCATTTTGACTTTGGTTCGGTCAAGAACACTGCCCAACCTGCAATACAACCCTGGGTACCGCAGGCAGGGGGAGCCGCACCCTCGAATCCATCTTCCTTAGTTGCTTTATTAGCCCACCAACCTTGATAGTACCTTTTGGGTTCTTCAAGCAAGTGCTTCTTGACACGATTTAGTAACTTTACGTTCAATTTAATTGTTGCTTTTGCCATACTTCTCCTTTATTTCGAGTTTTTAGTTACAGAGCCGGTGTAATCTCGTTATTTGGGTTTTCTACCCACCAAGCTTGTTGGTACTTTTCTCCACTTAATTGACCGTCTTGGACAGCCAAGATTAAGGCGACTTCATCTAGCATTTTTGCAGCTATCGCAGAAACTAAATAATTAGGACCGTGTACATAAAAATACAGCCCGTTAAAATTCCGGTTTTGAAACGCTTCGTCCAGTTCCCGGACTGTGTAAGGGTTTAACTTCCAGTTCGGAAAACTCGCACTTAAATAAAAGGCCAATCTCTCAGCAGGGGTTTTCTGCTTAACAGCGACCACCTGTATTTCCACTAATTTCTGTTTTTCTTGGAGGTATTCTTGCCATGTTTGAGTCACAGTTGAGCCTTCTGGGCGAGAGCGGCGATGCGTCTTCCTCTACAGCCGCAGTAACCAGCGACAAATGTCTCCCTGCGTGTCTCGCACCGTTCGTCGTGAATGTCCCTTTGCGCTTGCGCCAGCGCCGCTTGGGCTTGCTGCCGGGTCACGAAGTTAGCCAATTTCACGCATTTGTCGCACAAGCAATTGAATGGCATTCCTTCGATGTCATCCAAATGATTGTTGAATTCTCGCGCTGCTTGGAGCGCCAGCGCCGCCGCCCGTACCTCTTCGCTTGGCATCTTTTCCCTCCTATGCTTTCTTATAAACTTGAGCCTCAAACCCCTCTGCTCCAAGTGGAAAATCCATTCCCCACGAAGGCGGAGTTTTCATGCACTCAACTAACTGTTTGATGCCCAACCCCGAGTTTTGGTCTACTTCGCAAACAATTTCATCATGGAAATGGCCGACAATCGTAAAGCCCGTGTTATCAGCTAGTTGCATACCGTTTACTAACACATCGCGGCTAATTGCCTGAACAATGTTTTCAGTCAGTTTGCCGCCGTACGTATAAACCGGTCCCCAATTTGCTTTCGTGTCGATTGCGCCGACACCATGCCCAATTCCATCGTACATGATAGAAGTTTGTGTGTAAGTTCTACCTTTTTTACTCGTTTTTTCTGTTTCGACGAGTCGGGCATTAATATAGTGCAAGTGCCGACCAGAAGGGAGCAAAATCCGCAAAATGAACTCTCCGTTAGCTCGGCGTTTACGGTCAAAAACTACAGGGCCAACCGGAACCTGACCGCCTTGTTTTAAGACGGTTTTTGCTGCCCGTTCTAAATTAGACCATAGTCCATAGTCATAATCCGCTATTTTTGGCCGTTTCTGTCTGAAAACTTGTATGGCGTCTCTGGCGAGTTCATAAGGAAGTTCTACACCCATGTTGAGAGCATATCCCATTAGACCAGTCCACCTAAGGTCGCCATACTGATTTAATTTAAGTTCGCCCACTCCTAATTCATACCCGGCTCCTAAAACAGCCGGTTTCGAGTTTTGGCGCATTTCAGCCGCTTCTTTGTCTTTGGCTTTGTGAATTCCGTCCACTATGGTAGTAATATTCCAGTATGGAATTCCATAAAGTTCTGTAGCAAAGTCTAAATACGGGCATTTTCCTTCTTTAAAAACGTTTAAAGTAAGTTCGCAACCCGCTACCCATCCCAAACCCCGATTCTCAATCGCGTTTAAATCGGCAATTACGAGTTTCTTCCCAGGAGACGCTTGGAAGGCCGAACGCAGGCAACTGGTGGTCATCCCTATAACAGAGCTAAATTCGCTCTCTGCGGCCTTGTAATCGGCCTTAGCGATGATTTCTAGCGCCCGGTCGTACTTCTTTTCGACTTCTTTCATCGGGCGGGTTAAATTCTGGACTTGGACACCTGTTCCGCTCCACCTACCGGTTCTCGCGGCACCTAAGTATAAAAACTGATTTCTTAGTCGTCCGTCAGAACTAACGAAATTATGTAGTTTTTCTAGTTTCTGGTAAGATTGTTTAGCCGCTTCTTGGCGGATTTTCAGAACTTCTCTGCCTAATTCAGTCAGTTTTGAGGTTTCAGACGACTCGTTTAGTGCTGAAACCACAAATTCTTTTTTTATGCTTCCGAAGTCATAGCCCTGGGTTTTTGCCCAAGCTAGAAATTGTTCGTTTGAATTCGGGTTTTCTAAACCCGTCTTCTCCTTAATTCTAGTTAAAAGCTCGTTTTTAGCGCGACTTGCCATCGAAAACATATTTTCAGCAAATTCTCTGGCGGTCGGTAGCCCGGTTTCATTGATTTTCTGGTCTAAATACCAGATTTTTTGTTCACTTTCCGGAATTAATAGCGATTTCATCCGGTTGAATAAAACCCGTTCTGAAACCACGTCCTGTTTACAATACTCGCAAAAAGCATCCCAATCTCGCGGATTGGTGTTCCAGTCCCTAAAATATGGCTGACTAGTCCCGAATAAAGTTTGTTCACCCCCAAGGTGGGCTGGATAGCAGAACATATTTTTAAGGCGGGTGCCATTCTTGTCTTTAGCCTCATCGGGTGCTAACCCGAGAATAGCACCGACCTTATCCAACCCACCGGGCAAACTAAGATATCTAGCTTGTACTTGTATGTCAAACCAAAACTCGATTGGTATATCTATTTTTAAGACGTGTCTAAAAATGTTAATTTCGAACGGGCAGTTCCATGCGAGTTTTTTCGTTTGAGGGTCTATTAACGCTTCGGCCAGTTTAGCAGGTAATTTCGCGCTAAGATGTGGCTGCCAGAGTTCTACCGGTTCCTCGTCCAAAGCCCATCCTAGCATTAAAACCCGCGTTGATGGATGTTTGGCATAATTATCCAAGCCGACAGTCTCAAGGTCAACTTCACTAGCTGTCTCGAAGTCTAAATATAAATTAGTCAATATTACCAACCACTAAACATTTTATCAAATGGTACATAAACTTGCACTTGAGTCCGTATTTCATCTTTTGGCGGTCTTTCGTTTCCAATTGTTAACCTTACAAACGCTCGCCAACCGTCTTTAGTAGCAGGCATACCCCGGTGAAAGTCTGTAGAAGTAAACCTATACAGAGTTTCAGATTTTACTACTGTTTTTGGCAAACCCGAACTTTCTATTACTTTATCGTAATAGCCATAAACAGTTCCGGTTTCGGGAGGTAATCCGAGTTGGGTTTCTCCGCTTAAAAACTCGGTTAAACTTGAATCTCCATACAAAGTCATAAAATGCGTAGAAAGATGTTCATTCAAATTCTTAATATCTGGCTGTTCTCCGGTTGGTCTGTAAAAATCGTCAAGATGCCAGCCAGGAATACAAGGCCACCAACCTTTTTTCAACATTGCTATTTTTACATCCAAAGATTCGTATTTATGTGGTGGAAGCCATGTACTTTTTACACTGTCTACAAACTCCTGGAGAGTCGGAGCGTGTTCCAGTGCAAATGGAATCGAGGCTCTATAGAGCATTGGAATCGTTCTAACTTGGTTTTGAGAAATTGGTGATAGCGGGTTCATTTCTTCAAAACTGCCACCAAACCATCTTAATTCAGACATAGCCTTCTACTCCGCTATCCAATAGTTGCTCTATCCGCTTTCCGGACAGAGGTTCTTTCGGGTTTAACAGCCGGTAAAGTTCGGCAGCCAAGTCCGGGTTTTTCTGCAAATAAACCCGTATTTTAATCATGCCACTCCTAAAATCCCGTCTAGCTGACTGTTCGGTACATCCGAGTTTTTTAGCGATATCAACGAATTCCATTGGTCTCCTGTTCAGTTTCCGGATTTTAAAAACTCGAACTAAACTACTTTCTCCTCCAAGGCTGTCTGTTATTAATCGGTCGGTAATTTTGACGATAGCGGGGGAACCTTTCGCGGATTCTTTGCCACAACTCGTCGTCGTCCAACCCGAAAATCCGTTCTATGACCGATTCAGTTCTTCCGCTATCCCGGTTACGCTGGATTATATTAAAAATTGCTTCGAGCGTGCCGCCTACTTTACGGATAATCACTTCCCCTCCAAAACATCTTGAGCGAATTTTATGGCTTTTTCCGCGTTTTGCGTTAACCCGAATTGGACTGCATAAGGAAGCAGCCATCTAACAGCTTTTTCGAGTTTTATTATGCGGTCGGTTTGGGTGTCCGGTTTCCGGACTTCTATGACGGTCATGGTTTTGGTCCTCTACTTTGATACCGGTCTGGGTGCGAAATAAATTTCTGAAACTCGACCGGCATGTAATTAGTGTACTCAAGTGCAAACAGTCGTTGCCAAGGTTTTTTGAGCTTCGTAGGTTTGACTTTTATATTAATAGGACACTCGCGTTCGTGTTCGTCTCTTCCTAGCAAGTGCGGAATAGAACTACAGGTACAGATAAATTCTTTCTGGTTTTCAGCTACAAACCCGTCCCAAATGTTATGTAAATGACCGTGTAAATTTAGCTCGCAACCGTCAGCCAAGGAAGTGGACGGTTCGCGGGTAATCCAACAATTTCTGAATTTCAGACCATCACAGGCGAAGTCAAACCCACCTTGGTCCATCCACCAAGAATTAGATTTAGCCCGGTCGTGGTTGCCGCGTATTAATATCTTTCTTCCCGGCCACATTTTAACCATCCAAAGCCAATCTTCGGGTTTTGCGATTCCTACATCACCCATATGAATTAATGTAGTATCATCTCGAAGCGTGTTCATGCAGTTTTTATGTTTTTCTAATTCCGTAAAATTTGACGGTCTCTGGCAGTAAGTTTTCATTTTCTCGTGTTTCAGGTGAGAATCTGCCATTAAATAAAAATCCATTTTTCCCTCTTCGATGTAACCGTCATACCAATCTTTTATTCGATGTTCCAAGTGTGTCCGTCTCTACAACTCAATTTCTTAGAACCACATTGTGGGCATTGAGGTACTTTCTGAATTCTTCGAATTGCTTCTTCTACAGGTCCGGGTTTCAGATATTCAGATTGTTTTGAGTCTATAGCGTCTGCAATCGCTCTTAATAATCCAGAAGCTCCGTTAGAACGAAGATGCTCATCTATTTTGCCTGCCCAAATTTGTTGATGGTTTACTCCAACCCAAACATCATATTTAGCAAACCCTTTTTCATCTGAAAGTTTGCCGTCTCCCGCGATATTTCCGGCGGTCAGTATTAGCATTATTCCTCCGAATGTGGACAAAAACCCGCATCTAAACATCTTTCCTGACAGTCATGGTCACGGCGGCAGTTACCTGTACAGTTTCCGGACTTTTTGTTAATATCTGCTGCTCCAATTATAATCATTAAACCCACCACAATTATGGCGAAAATTCCGAATAGAACCCGTTCTTTTAGTGTCACAAAACCTCCTGAAACCTGTCTTTAAGATTGTGGATACCCCTGAACCGGTTGGCTTTTCTGCTTCCCCGGTTTTCAGAACCGATAGACTCGCCAATAGTCCACAAAAGGACTTCTTTTCTCTGTTTAGGTGCGAGTTTTAAGATTAAATTAACCGCTTTTTGCTTAATTTCTTTTCTGAAAGCGAGTTTTTCAGGATTAAACTCGAATTTCTGAATGTTCTGAATTTCTTCTATTGGCAATAAAAGTCGAGTTTTCTGCTTTCTTAAAAACATTAGAGCTTGATTTTCAGCAATCTTGTAAAACCACGTAGAAAACCGGGACTTACCCTCGAATTTATAGAGCTTTCTCCACGCCTGCAAACTCGCATTTTGTAAAACATCTTCTACATCGTTGGGAAACCCCGAAAGAATATTCCTTACTTTTGGTCGCGCTATTTCAATCGCAGTTTTTATCTCGTCTTCGAAGTTAATCAATTAGATACTCCCGCATAAACCAAACCACCGATTAAAAACCCGCCAATAACAGCCATAATAATATTACCCGGCCAATCTGCGGGTGTAGACAACCCAAAAATAACCATTCCGGTTACAACTCCTAAACCAATAGCTGCCCGTTTTGCTCGTCTATTTTCCGGACGTTCGGGTTTCCAAGGGTTTCCGTTGGAATAAAGCATCAAAAAACCCGCTTGTTTATAGCTCAGGGTCAATGGGTTTTTCCTTGTTTTTAGCAATTTCTTGGGCGAAGGCAGCTTCGTCTTCAATTTCAGACAGTTCTTCTAACCGTTTTTGCTCTTTTTCGTTCAAAACTACTAATTCGTCAATTCCCCACATAGTTTTTATCCCTCTTCTCTTAGGTTTTTCAGACAGTCATCGAAACTCGACAAAATCTTGCCATCCGGGGTTTTTGTTTCAGCTTGCCGGATTATTTCTTGACCGACTTCTACGAGTTTTTTAATACGGTCAAGTACAGTCGAATCTCCGGTTTTTAGATTTTTAGAAAACCCGTAATTATATGTGTAGTATGCAGGATTTGTTTTCAGAGCTTTTTCATCCGCGAAAATATCGGGCATTTTTGGCAGCGCCCAAGTTGTGTAATATTTACTTGGTTTGGGCGCACCTTCTAGAATTTCAACCGCTTTTTTAATATCGTTTTTGCTTAGTGGCGGGTTGCCCGAACAACCCCAATCTTGTACAGTTTCCGGACTTTGTAGGCCGGTCGGGTTAATAACAATTTTGTTTTCAGTTTGTTTTTTCTGAAAATATGCATATCCCCGTACGTGGTTTTCACAGACAACAAATGGAAATTTTCCGCAGTAGTTTACTATTTCGTAAAGCCAGCCAAAATGGTCATCGAATTTGCCATTCCCACCCAGGAATTTTTCATTACAGACAATGTTCGATTTGATTTTTTCGGGTTTTTGTGGGACCTCGTTTTTAGGACAGTAGTCACATTTAATGCAACTGTTTAACCCGTGAAATTTACACGGAGGACCCGTAAACTCATGAAAACAAGCCACTTAGATTATCTCCACTTCTACCTCAGTTCGGGTTATAAGTACGGATTTTTGTTCATTCGAGTTTTTCAGAAATTCAGCAAAAGTCCTAACTTTACTGTAGTTAGGATGGGGACCGTCGCCCCATTCTCTGTCTAAGATAACCTCAATTACGAGCGATTTCTCTGACTGTCCTTCAAAAAACCCGTCAGTCATGTAAATAGTCGTCCCGTCGAAATAAAACTTTACAAGGTTTTTAATACCATCTACGTTCTTTGCCTCTGTGTATATGCGATAACAAGTTTTGTTCATTTTCCGGACTCCAAAAACTCGTATTTACTACTGGTTTGATGGTATCCATTTCGTTTTAGATACCATCTAATTATCGGGTTTTTTAAAAAACTGGAGAGAACATGCAATTCAAAGACATAGCAGGTAATAAATTAGAAATTGGGGATACAGTAAGCCTTGCAGTTGGCTCGGAGCTTGGCGCGGGAACCGTAGTCGCCGTAAACACCGGAATAGGACTAGAAGCAAGCCAGCCGTATATTACGATTCAGATTAATGTAGTTAAGCAGGCTTTTCCTAATGGGATAGTGCCTCAAATTCTGGCTGTCCGAAAACCGGACATTTCTAAAGCCATTATTGACGTTTAGAGACCAAAAGGAATAATCCGACCGTCAAGGTAGTGGATGTAGCCGTTAGGTCCATTTTTAATCCACTTAATTGACAAACCTTTTCCCTCAAATACGGAGCTAGCTACAACTTCCTCGCCGTATTTTTCAGGTTTTTCTGTGCCTTCGTAAGCACGGTACCACCGGTCTCCGCAGCAACCACAATCCATGTCATCGGATACACCGTCAAAATATAAGCCAATTTCCTCGGCTCGAAGGTTTGCGTCCGTAGCATTAGCAGCTTCGATAATAACATCGCAAGAAATACCCTTCTTGGCGTCAAAAGTAAAATCACCCCCAGAGTTATTTTGGTCGTAAGTAAAAAACATTATTTTATACCTTCCTTCCAAAGCAGATTTAATTCATCCATTGTCTTACCCAAAGCTAAACACCAGCTTATTAAACCGGGCTGAGGGTCGTCAAGAAGTTGGTTAAGCAGTCTAACTTTTTCTTTCAGTAGTTCAATCATCGTAACTCCAGTATTTTTTCTACTTGCTCAAAAGGAACGGTCAGGACAAAAGGGCTGAATTCCGAGTTTTTACGGGCAGGATGATAGTGAACCCGTTTAATAAATTCGAGTTTTTCCAGCCGTTTAATCTGGCCGTCTGTTAAATAAACTCGTGCTCCATCTTGGATTATATACGGGTTTTTCATGTTCAGTTTCCGGATATTTTTCGAAATGAGATAATAAACCGGAGAGTTTCTAAGTCTGTTGGATTCCAGTTATCATCTCTTTGACCTAAAGTGTCGCCCGCTAACTCAACTTCTTGAGATTCTGGGTCAACTTTCTTCCACAGCTTAGTTACCAAAGTACTAAGCTTGTCTTCTGTTTTCTGAATGTTTTTCAGAAGTGCTTTAGTCCCATTCACTTGGCTGCCTCCTTTACTTTAGCTTTCTTCTTTCTTGGCCACAAAGCTTTGTAAACTTCATCAATGTAAGATTCTTGTTGGGCAGTTTCTATCGCTTCTTTGCAATAATGCCGCCATATCCAGTTTTTGGCATCTACGGGTTTCCAGCCACAAGCTACCAGCAAACAAGCTACGGCAGTACCGGTACGCCCATGACCACCCATACAAAAAGTAAGCATCTTAGACTTAGTGCTTGATAGATGGTTTTTCAAATCCGTCCAAAAATGTGGGTCAATTACGGGTACACCTTGGTCCGGCCAGTCAAGCATAATTTCTTTTGTTTGCTGATTAGTATACTTTTGTGCCCATTTGAACGGGATTTCATGCTGCGGGACTGTCGCTAACCCGTTGGAAACATTGAGGATAACGTCAAATTTGAATACGTGGGCGGTACAGTCGTTTTTAGTGCCCGCCCAAACCTCCCAGTGCTTGCCGTCGATTACTTTCTGGGGTTTATGCCAACAATTGGAATAAAGTGTCCCAGAACCGCCGTAACTGCCGCCAATAGGGGTTTTAGGAACCGTTCCAGATGTGTTCGAGTACACACTCAAACCCGGTACATCTGAAACCCCGTTTTTCTTTTTCCACTCGTTAATTCGCTTTTGGACTTCTTCCGGGGTCATGGTACCGGTATTACCAATCTGTTTCAAAGCCTCTTGGTTTACTACTCTGGCATCTTCGCTATAGTCTTTAGGTGTGTATTTTTTACACGTTGAAACCCATCTTACTATTTCGTGTTCTTCAACCCGTTCTAGACACTCTGCGCAAGAATCGCCTTCTTCATCATCCCAATGACTGTCACAAGAATGCCCACAAACACAGTCAGGTTTAAATCTCTCCTCATTTTCAAGTTCTTCCTGCCACTTTTTTAGAGTAGGTCCGGTTTTTGGGGTACTTTCTACTCCATTCGGCCAAACCGGACAATCTTTTCCATGTTTAATCGAATTTACGGCAAGTACCTCAAATACACATTTAGTACAGGAAAGTTCAGTTTCCGGACTTTTTTCTTTAAGCAGCCTACAGTCACATTTATCACATTCGTTTTTAAAATATTTGTGAGTAACTTGACTATGGCCACACTCGCAAATTCTAAAAACGTTAAGATTTGAAGTAGGCTCTTTAAATTCTTTACAAGGACAACTCGCACCAACCCGGCATTCACCATGACCGCCAAGATGGTTTGCTTTGTAATGGCTACACTCGCAAACCGCAGTCGGAGCCGCTATTTTCTTAATTTCAGACATCTTTAGTTCAAATTTCTGACAATTACACTCTTTTCCACGACAGGCTTTACAGTAATCATTATGCCAAGCTATGTCGTGACCGCAAGTACATTCTGCGAGTTTTCGGTCTACCATTTTTGGAGTTTCTCCGGTTTTCCAGCTTTTACAGGATTGTCCGCAAACCGGACACGGTAACAAACTTTCAGGAGTTACGACCGTACCGCCAACAATAGCATGTACTTCCCAAGCGTGTCCACAAGGACACAATCCTTCCCGATATTTTTGGCAGCCACAGACTTTGCCATCGTTTCCGGTTACTTGGACGCAAAAACTCGTACCCCAAGCATGACTGCCGTAACTATGACCGCAAAGACAATTCGGTTTATCCGACATGTTAATACCAGTGCTCCGTAAGTTTATTTACGAGTTTTCTTATTTCGTTATTTATTAAAACTTCCGCGTAAGAAAAATTGTCCTGCCATCTCTGACCAATCTCAAAAACTTCTTTGGCGGTATCGTCTATGTCTCTTTCCCAATCCGGTTCAACCGGTATTAACATGCTATTTATCATAAGGTTTCTCTTCGAGTTCTAGAAGTTTGAAAGATTGTTGAGTTTCTGCGTTTATTAGACACCAACCAATATCATCAAATCGGTAAAGTTTAGTATACATCTTTTCAGAACCCGATAAACTCTTTGCTTTCTCACCGTACTCAATCAAGTCAAGTACGAGTTTTCCATTTTCCGGACTAACCGGTACATCCTTAGTGAAATATTCTGGTACGTTTATTCCATCAGATTTCCACTGAACGTGAACCGAGTTTAACCCGCTATGGAAAAAAGCTTGAGCGTAATTTACGGGTTGTGGTTTCTTGAGTTTTCTCTTGTTTCTGGTGCTTTGTTTTGCAGCTTCGCAACTCGAACAATTACAATCTTCGTGTTCTGGTTCTTCCTCCTCGGCTACTACTCCACCGGTTCCTAGATTCTCAGGAATCGCTAAAGCATGACGTTTCCAGAACGTTCTAGCCGCTGATTTCAGACTTTCAGTGTCTGTAAGAATAGTCTGATACAATTCAGACGCGCATTTTACGCTGGCTGAAACCGGGTGTTTTGCGGTTTTATCGAGTGTATCTTCGTTAATAAACTTGTTAAAACCCCATCCGTTATTGTGAACAGAGTGTACTAACTGATTAAGAGATTCAAGAGCTACAACGCCGTTTTTATTTACTAAAGCGTTATACATATTGACAGCGTTAACAGCAAACTTGTACCAAGACCTGCCGCCGAATGAACCTGACGGCCATTTATTACCATTTAAGAACAAATCTACTACTTGCATGAATTTCAAACGGGTGTATTGCGTATCGGTTTTCTTCCAAGCTTTTTCATAAACTTGGTCTCTTCCGGCCTTACTTCGGCGGTAACTACCGCCTCGATAATGACGGGCTTCGCCAAGAGAAGCAATTACGGTCAGTCTCCAGCCGCAACCCATCGCCAATCCAAGTAACAAATCGAATTTTCCACGCCAAACCGCTACGTGGTGACAACCCGCCAGCATAATGTGAGTCGCGGTTTCGTAAGTCAGCGGCATGTTGCAAGCAAGGGCAAAACCGGCTCTCAGGGCCTGAATATCAATTTCATTTTCTTTCGTTTGGGTTGGTTCGAGGATTTGTCCAGTTTCCGGATGTTTGCTGATTAAAACCGGCACTTTATTAAGAACAGCATGAATCGCATAGTGAGACGCCAAACTTCCCCCAACATGGTCTACGACCGTATTTGGAGGCACATGCTTCATTTTTTCTTCCCATTCCAGTAAATCGCCCTCAGCCACAATAATATTCTGAATTACGAGTTTTTCTGGAATATAGTCGGTTTCAGATGGGAGAATAGGTCCGTCTCTTAATTGTACATACTGAAGAGTAAAATCGTCTGAATGTGAGTATTGTTTATTCCAGAGTAACTCAACGTAAGGTGCATTTTGAATATTCGCTTTTTCTTTCAGAAAAAGCGCGTTACTTTTACCTGCAACACTTTCGAGCAAATCGCCTAAAGCCGGTATCGTTATAGCGGTTTTTCCAGCCGTGGCACCGTCGTTTCCCAATCCAATAGCCAAGTGTCCGGGGGTCCATATTCCGGAAAAACTCGCATTAATAAAAGGCATAGTTACAAATTCAGCATCCGGGTCTGCCGCCAGTGTTTCTTTAATAATAATTTCAGCTTCTTCGAGTGTCTGAATCTTGCGGGAATCCACAAATCCGTGTCTCGGTCGCATCGGGCACGGTCTCACAAATTGATTAAGTAGTACACTTGGCTCTATTCCTTCTGCATCCCAAATCTTAAAACTCGGAATATTGAAGTACGAGTTTCTTAGAGCCAGAATACCTTTGGCTTTTTGGGTACGTACTGTCCACCCACCCGCTATTTTTTCCTTAGTTACCACTTTTGCTCCAACTTTTCTGACCGGCGGTTTTTCTGCACAGAGTATTTCTTGTTCTGTAGTTCCGTAAGAGTGTTGAGTCCACCCCTCGCTAATCCACTTTTCCATGTGGTTTTCACATGCAAATTTTACGTTGTAACCGTCTAAACTTGGAATATTCAGTTTAAAAACGGTACCCCAATGTAATAAAGTACCATCAATCCCTCCGAAACCCCCGTCTGAACAAAACCAATACTGGTTTTCTTTGTCTTTGTGTAGATGAGGGTCTTCGTATTTTTGGATATTTGGGTTTGTTTCAGGTTTTTCAAAAAGTCCGGAAAACGGACGAACCGAGTTTTTAGGATACAGGTCTCCGTGGTATTTACAAAGCGGATTACCCCAACCTTTTTTGAATATACCATCATTGTTAGTGCCTGCGGCGTTGTAATCATAAAAAATCCCGTCTGAACAAGGCCCGTACCTATCATTCCATCCTTTTTTAACAAAAAGGCACACGAGTTCAGTTTCCGGATTCTCGCTCATTTCGGGTTTTTTAGCTGGACAACTCGTATATTTCATTATTCCTCTTTATTACGGGTTTTCCGGAAACTGTACAATCTGTCCGGAAAATGAACAAAAACACTCAAAAACCCGAAAGAATCCCTGACCGCCAAACTGCTAAGTGCTATCGAATCAACATATTAAGGACAAGTGGACAGTGTAAAAATTGCACGGTACTCAAAAGTGAACAGTATCAAACTTTTAAGTCGTTTAGAATCAACAACTTGAAAGCAAAGTTGCACCAAAATAGTGCAAAATCAGGGGTTCGCTGTGTAATATTATGGGGATGTAAAAAGTTTCCATACCGATTTTCAGGCACGGCGCGTTCAAACCCTCAAACCCATGAATGTCCAAGGATTTCGCCGTCCTGCTATTAAAGCAAAATAGTGCCTGTAAAATCCCTTAAAATCCGGAAAATGGACAAATATGATTGTTTATTTGGTAACCAACAAAATAGGCGTTGTATTGCGGCGTCCTGGGAACGGAGTATGCCGTAGCCGACACAAATCGTAAGAAGTTACTCCGTCTAATTATCGCGGGTGCTGAAAGCACCGTAGAACCACGCCAAAAACTCGAATTTCTCAGATTAGGGGTGTTACTACTTGGTATTAAACTCCCTAAAAACCTGACTGAAATACCAGAGGACATGCAGAAACTTTTGGGTTTATAGGGGTTTTTGTTCAGTTTCCGGACTTTTTAATCAGTTTTGATTCTATACCACAAAGTAATTGACCTGCTTTGCAAAGTCCTTCATGTTCTTCGCCAGTTCCTTGCCAGTCAAGTAAATGATACTTTGCCCCTCGAATCCAGTCTAAGGGACTTTGTACTAACCAACCGTTTTTGATTTTTCGATTTCTTATTAAAGATGTTCTAACATACTGTAGGGCGATAGATACTAAAGCGTTACCAACTTCTTGTAACTGTTCTTCGGAGTAAGAAGCATCGGCAGCGGCGCGAAAAAGCTTTTTAGCTTCTTGAGTATCTTGTAGGTTATTATCTTCTAACATGCGTTCATAATAACCCAACATAAAATTCCATTTTCCTAAACCCGTTTCTTTTTTCATGACGGTTCACCAAATTCTAACTCCTTTACGAGTTTTCTGCAATCTAAGATTGCTAGATTAATACACTCCCATTCGTGCTGTTCGTGCCGGTTAAAACCAAGAGAAACCCGTCTTAATACGAGTTCCAGAATGATATTTTCGAGTTTCTGAATACCGGTTTCTTTCATTAAATCCTTATTCAGTTTCCGGACTTTTGCGAGTTTTTACGTAAATCCGCCACTCGCTACCAAAAGCAAGTTTGTATTCTTTTCGCAAATAATCAGCATCTTCCTTTGTTTCGGCGGAGTCAATTTCTTCCGGGTCATCTAGACGATATTGGCCCCAAATAACATATTTCACGACCGTTCCTCCTAGATGCACTATCCCGCCCACTAATTATTACGAGTTTTTATGATAATGGGCGGACTATTGAATCCAGAAAACCCGAACTAAAACTAACTACTCCTGAGAATTCACCAATGGGTCAAGATGAGTTTGTAGATTCTCCCAAGGCTTTGGCTGAATTGCTGGTTTTTCAGAACAATTCCCGCAAATTTCTTCTTCGAATTGTTTCATGGTTTCATCATCGGGAAATTCTACTTCGCCATCGCTTTCCAGAAAGTCCATGAAATCGTTGTCATTCATTTTGACTAATTCAGCAATTGACTTGTTTTCCATAGTTTCATCCTTTGTCCGGAAACCGGACTGTTTGGAATAACTTCAACAAAACCTGTCGGGCGGCCATATTAATTGACTGCCAGTATGCGGCAATAAAAGCTATATTGTCGGGACGAAACAAACCGTGCTGGCTGCAAAAGAAAAACTCGTAGATAAAACTCAGCATTGTTCAGTTTCCGGACTTTCGTAAACCACCCAATGATGTACATGTGTTAGTGGCAAGTAAAAAATTTCGTTTTGTGAAGTAACTTCTAAAACATCTGTCTCAGTTTTGCACGAAATAACGTTTTCAATCTTCACTCTTTCAAAATCATCGGTAAAATACACGAAAACCGTTTTCATAGCTGTCACCTCAAAGTCAAACAATACAAGATTATTCCGCTGATTAAGAAAAACCCGAAAAGAATCTTCAGACACAAATTAGCGGTTTTATGCGCTCGAACTAAGTACGGGTTTTTCATTTCAGACGGTTCAATTCCCACGTTATCTCCAAGTCTTTTATAGAGATAAATTCGTCTTCGTACCAACGCATGTTTTTGATACAAAAAACTCCCAGTAACTTTGCATCCGGCGCAAATTTTTTAACTTCATCGTAAATGACTTTAGTAGTATGACCAGTATCTACTCGGTCATCTACGATAACATATTTCTTCGCGGCTCTGTCTCCTTCTACTTTCATACAACTGTGGGTTTTTCCTTCTTTGTCCGGTTTCCGGACCATGATTAAAGTTTTATTGAGCGCTAATGCCAGCGGGGGAGCTATTAAAGCTCCACTCATTCCGCGAAAAGCTATGGCGTCAAACTCGTACTTTTTCAGTTCTTTCTTCGCGAGTCTGACTGATTTTCTTAATTCAGCCGTAGGTAAGAGATAATTCAGATAACCCGCATGGTCATATTCGGGTTTATGATTACTCATTGTTAACCTCGAATTTAATGTTCGGAAACCGGATTAAACCCCCGCTGCTTTCGCCCATTTTTTAGCGGGCGTTTCAACCCGTTTTACCTTGACTGCCTCTCTAAGTTGTTGTAAAGAATAAGTTTGTTCCATAGCGCCGAATGTTTCGAGTTTTTTGTCCCATTGTAGCGGAGAGTTAGATTTAGGCGCGAACAGTAAAATTTTGAACATATAGGCTCCTACTAGTGTCCAGAATTGTTTCTGGACACGGATTGAAGTCTATTTTTAGTAATGGATTGCTTCTGCTTTTGTAATAAAGAAGTGAATACCGCCGGAACAAACATTAAAACGGTCCTCATCCCATTTGTCACAGGTTACTGTTTCGCCAACCCGATAAAGAGTAATTCCATCGTGTTGGCTTATTCCTTCGGTTGCGCCGATAACTTCGAGTACTTGAACATGCGAAGCTCGGCACTTGCGTTCCATCCCATTTGACCGTTTTGCATCTTCTGGAATAAGAACTCGTACTAAAACGTTGTTTCTGCATTTCTTCCAGCCAGTAAATGCGCCATGTTCTGGAACAATGTTTAGTTTAGCTAAAACTAGGTCAGTCAGTCCTAAAGCGCCTCGCAAGTCAGCGCGCAAGTCAGCGCCTTGCAAGTAAGCGCCTCGCAAGTAAGCGCCTCGCAAGTAAGCGCCTCGCAAGTCAGCGCCTCGCAAGTCAGCGCGCAAGTCAGCGCCTTGCAAGTAAGCGCCTTGCAAGTAAGCGTCTCGCAAGTCAGCGCCTCGCAAGTCAGCGCCTCGCAAGTCAGCGCATCGCAAGTCAGCGCCTTGCAAGTAAGCGCCTTGCAAGTAAGCGCCTCGCAAGTCAGTTTTAACTTTTACGGCGGCTAAAATCAATGCAGAAAAGCTAGTAGCTTCATCTGCAAGGATAGTAACCCCTGTATAGTAGTTTTTTATTTCATATTTCATGTTTATTCCTTTCGGGTTTTACCCGGTCTATCTTAGAAACCTGAAGTAAACAGAGTTTTCACAATAACAAGAAACACCTTGAGTATAATCATCGGGTTTTCTCCCTTTGTACGGAAAGTGAATTCGCTGAATGGAATCGAACCATTGCCGTCTGTCTAATTCTGTGATAATAGACAGACATTCCCTCCCACTCACTCACAGTTAAGTTTGAGTCAGCGAACAAGTCGGGTTTATCGTGGAGCGCGAGAAGTTTAGCGCGAATTAGCATCTTCATTACCACAGAATAAACCCGTAGCAATCCCCTGTCTCCAAGAGATTGCGACTGACTTACTCACGCCTTGGAAGATTACTTGTAGTCCAAAACCCGCCATTCACCGTTCTTACCCACGATGTAACGACGGTCACTGCAAACGATTATTGTTCCGGGTTCATACACAGGCTATCTCCTTTGTTTAGAGTGAGTTACAACGCTTTCCGGGCATGGCGACACCTAAGACAACGCCACCATTTACCCTCTGCAAACTCGAACTTCCGCTGCTTACTACACGACGGACAGAATAGCCAGCGAATCATGGTTTCACCCCATTAACTGACTGACAGCCAAGATTATGGCCGTTGAGATTAGCAATAACCCGACAAGCATGGAAGCATCGAGTATTGCTGAGAGTAGTTCTTCCGGGTTTATCACAAGTTTACCTCGTTCAGTTACCGGACTTTAATTCTCCAACATGGTCTATTTCAAAGTCTCCCGGTTCGAGCGTAGTCCAATCGTCCGAGTTTTTGGCAAGCTCCTCAGCCTCTTCTGAGCTATTAGCTTGCACGTCAATAAACTCGACGTGAGACACTATGGCCTGAACCCGATAAGTTTTCATGACTGTCTCCTATAAACCCTTATCAAAGCGTATCTGAGGAACTACCGGGCAAGGTAGCGATACGCTTGGGAAGGATTTATGGCCGGAACGACTGAAGATTAATCTTGTGTATCGTCTGTGGAAAGTTTGATTATGGGTTCACCTTGAGCATAGCCCAAGACTTCCATCCAAGAACCATAATCTAACCCCTCAGACTTGCAACGATTGCAGGGTCGGCTACAAAAAGAAGAAGTTAATTCTTTGGTCTGGTCCGGTTGTTTATCTGACTGTCTGTGTCCACACTCTTGACAGGTTCTAATCCAAGTCATTGTGACACGCTCCAAAGGGTTACAGAATAAACCCAAGCAGAGGGACTGACTAAGGCCAATCCCCTAGCTTGGAGTTACTCTCCTTACTTATTCCCGGACTTATTCCCGGTTTTCTTGGCGTCTGCCTTTTGAGTAGCTTTGGCAATCGCCCGTAGTTCAAACCACGTTTCCTTGGGTACAACTCAAACTACAGTCATAGTCTTGGTCTCCTCAGTGTCCGCTTAACGGACAGACAGGGGATTTATTCCCCTGTTTCGACCTGTTATTCCTTGACCGGCTTGACTGACAGCTTGGAGCGATTCGCTTCGATGAATGCCTTGAGGTTAGAGTAGTTCTCGCCCCAAATCTCCATGAGCTTTTCGGCTTGAGACACGTACAACGTGACCGGAAACCGGCCAATGCCATAGGTCGAGATAGCGCCCTTGTCGGAGACCTTGAGTCCGCCGTTGGTACGCTTTGACTGACTTGCTTCAAGCTCTGCAATCCTCGCCAGCAATTGCTCGCGAGTCAATTCCGTTGCTTGTGTTCCGGTTTGCATATAACCTCTTTCGTTTCAATGAGATACAGTGTGTTAACACACTGATTTAGATGGGAAAACCCATCGGGACGCCTATCGGAGTAGCCAGTAGATACACTGACAGTTAAACCCGATAGACGTGATGTTGGGTTCTCATGTTGTTAGCTTCTAACTCCTCGCCCCTAGGTCTAACCTAGGCTGTGCGGTATGTATCTTTGGCGTATGCGGCTGACTAGCAAGCACACCGATACTCTCCGCTCTCGGACGGCGATTGTCTGCTACAAAACGTGGGCTTAATCCGTATTCCGCTTTTCGGCGTCTAGGGTATTCTCGCGTTGGTTCGCGGTACTGTCGGTTCCAACGTTCCCGAATCCCTGTTCTGTCCGTGCTGCCATTTAGCGCGGCGTTTTGTCCGTCGCATGGTCTCTTCCGGTTACTACATCCGGTCTTTCAATGCCATGCGGCAACCCGACTAGTGCAAACGGAGCGCCAACCCGTATGTCGTTGAAAACAAACGGTCATGTGAGTACCAGTACGACATGAAAGTGACACAAAATGTCTTCGCTTTTTTTTCGCTTTTTGTTCGCTTTCACTTGTAAACACCCTGTTTTCAGCGAGTTAACTGTGACACAAAATGTCAGTACTAGTACAACAAAAAACGTCAAGCGTCTGAAAACAAACGGGTTAGCGATGGCATCTGAATTGCTCTAACGCGAGTCTTAAACAATGAATTCAGACAGTCATAGACATGGCTGTTGTCTTAATCGTGGGCTTAATCTTACTCGGCATAAACTACTAAATTTTCTCGCCATATATGATGCAAGAAAAATTTGCAACGTGTTGAAAACAAAAGACTTAGCGCATATTCGCTTTTTGTTCGCTAATTCGTGTTAGTTGAGTTCATAGCTCAACTAACAATCTAGTATGATGGCTGTAAGTTGTTGATTTTATTGGGGTTAGTAGTAACATTATCAATTTTTCTTCGAGGCCGGGGGTGGAGAGTCCCTGGGGGGTCGTGTCCAGGAGTAAACTCACCTAGTAAAAACAATCATTCTCTCTACACACTAACTATACCTCGTCTTAATCCCGTCTTAAAAACGTCTTAATTCACACTATCTAAAAACTAAGCACGAATAAAATCCATTCTAGGAGCCAGTATGTCATTCGATTCAGAAATTAACAAACAAGAGAAGATTCAGCTAGACGAAATTGATTCAGTCGCTGCTCGGGCGGCTTATAGTCTATCTGAATTCAGAGGAGAGCAGGTTTCAGAACTTGCTGAAAGTCGTAGACGAGATTCAGCGGCTCAGAGCCAGCAAGTCCAATCTACTATCCGTCAGCAAGAAGAACAGCATGCTATGTACATGCGGCACCAAGAGCAGAACCACCTCCTTTGGACGGCTGTCTTCTCTATCGTGCTGAGTAACCTTTCCGGTAATCAGTCTATAAGCCGGTCAGATAATTCGGCTTTGGCTGGAAACCTATCCCAAGTTTTAGCTAAGTTAGCGGAGACCGTTCCGCCTAAGAGTTAAACTATGAACTGCCAAGACGTGACTTGTCCGGAAAATGAACAATCAACTCTAGATATGGTTAGTGAAGGTTTAGATGCTTTCAATAAAGCTACTAAGGGTAAACGTATATTGGACGGAGGATTGCCTACTCGCTCAGGTAGAAACATTCAGTTTTTTCGGTACGAGTTAATTCCGGAAATTGAACAGGTGGTCCCCTGGGCACCGCAGTCCTATCCAGGTGAATGGCCAACCCTTGGACCTGGATTTTTCTGCTAGGAGGTCTTAATGACCAAGTGGCTTATCGAGTATATAGGTCTTGGTACCCCGCCGGTTTATATAGCTGGACCTATTTACGGTCATGACTGGTGTATCTGTTTTAGTCCTCATAAAGCTCTACAGTTCAATACCAAGGAAGAAGCAGAAGCTGAGATAGTTCGGCTTAATGTCAAGTCTAAGTGGAAACCAACCGAACATAGTTTCCTATAAGTTCAAGTATAAAGTTTCGAGATAGAATGCGAGCGTTGCTCACTAATCTCTGGTTTTAATAATTCAATAAAGGAATAAAAATGTCTAATCAAAATACAGTAGCCGGGTTTTATAACATCCCCGCTCAGGTAATCACAGTATCAACCGAAGTAGCTTTACTGGTTCCAGCCGCAGGCGTCTATGCTGGTCTACCTTCTCCTGTTCTTCCCGCAGCTTCCGGTCTAAGTGCCAGCCCTTCCCCAGATATTACCGGTATTGGGTCTACTCTTGACGTACACCGCTTTAACGTTCGTTTGACCGGTAAAGTAGCTAACCCAGGCGGTGGTAACTTAGCTCTAAGACTATATCAAGTTCCATTTGCAAACGTCGGAGTTATTAGCGCTGCCGGTTCTGTTACTTCTGCTGGTGCCCCCGGTTCCGGAGACGTAATTCTTGTTACATTTACTTCTATTACCGCTCCAGCTAATCCTTCGACATTTTCTGTTGAGGCGGACCTTGTTTGGAGTTCTTCGGTCAATCGTATTGATGGTTATTTCTTCGGTAATGCGAACGGAGTCTTTATGGATTTTGCTGAAGTAACCGCCGTAACTTCGGGAGTCGCAACGGCAAACCAGTTAAACTTTCTGCCATCTTTTCAGTTTAGCGTTGCTAATGCTACAAACTCCGTTCAGTTGAGCGAGTTTGTTGTGGAAAGAGTTTAGTTCGAACTAATGGTCGGGGGTAGCCGACACTACCCCTGATTCTCTTGTCGGAGAGAAAGATGATAATTTATTTACTTCGTTGTACAGTTTCTGGAAAAGCATATATAGGTCAATCTATTCATTCTTTAGAAGATAGGTGGAAGATTCATCTCAAAGATGCTAAAAGAGGTGCTCCATATATGCTACACAAAGCTATTCGTAAATATGGCCCGGAAGCTTTTGAGAAAACCGTTCTTCAAGAAGTCTCTGCGGTAGAAGAATTAAATACCTTGGAAATATACTATATTAAGACTCAAAATACCAAAGTCCCTTTCGGCTATAATATGACCGATGGTGGAGAGGGTCATAAAGGTCAAGAATTTAGTTTAGAACATAGACGTAAATTGAGCGAGTCCTTAATTGGAAACAAACACACTGCCGGTCATGTTTTAACTGAGGAACATAAATCTAAAGTCAGTATTGCGCTTAAAGGAAAAACTCGTTCTGCCGAAGCTAGAGCAAACATGAGTATCGGTCAAAAAGGTAATCAAAAATGGCTTGGTAGAAAACACTCTCCTGAGACCATAGAAAAATGTAGGATTGCCCGAACAAAGTATTGGGAAAGGAAAAAAACACTATGTCAATAGTAATCGCTTTTGTTGTAGGAGTTTTCGGCGGAGGTTGGGCCGGATATTCTTATGGTTCTAAAGTACAGAAAGCAGTAGAAGCTAAAGTCGCATCCGTTGCGGGTTCGGTAGCTGCTTCTGCTAGTTCTGTAGCAAAGAAAGTCTAACTAATTGTCCGGTTTCCGGACATGCGAGGCTAGTGTTTAAAAGCCAGCACACCGGTCTTCCAAACCGGTAGTATCGGTGCAACTCCGATGCTTCGCTCCATTTAAGGAGTCGTCGTCTAGTGACAAGACGCTCGACTGTCGCTCGAAGAACGAGGGTTTGATTCCCTTCGACTCCGCCATTTTGGTGTTAAATGAAAATCCCATACTGGAAACTCGCCTTCGGTCCAGCCATACTATTTGTTCTCGGGTTTTTAATGAATGCAATAGTAGTAGCCGACAACAGCGGGACTATGCCTGTCCTAGTTCATAACTGCACCCAAGAATTAATGGGCGAAGATGATGACCTTCATGTGTGTATGGGCGAGGAAGCTCATCTTAAAATCCTGGCAGACTGGATACTGTGGAATCACGTAGGGGTTTTTAGTCCCGGTGATTTTTTGGAGATAGCAGGAGAGCTAACCTTTAACCCGTTTTTAATAGCGTGGCTAGCGTTCGTAATAAGAGATTATAACCGTAGAGGAATAGATGGCGGTAGAACACATTCTTGGTGGGAAAGAAAACAAACAACTAGAACGCCCTATCCTGATTGACCCGGTTGATGATGAAGGATATTTTCTATTACCCGAAGAATTTAGTCCTAAAGATGAAGTAAGATGGGCTAAACGCCGTCAGGATTCTATTCGTGTCGCCCAGTATGCGGATTCTAAGTGCGGGCTTCCTAATACCTATGACCCCGAAGGCGCTTATTTATGCGGTGGGTGTGGAGACGGCAGTTCGAAACCTTGTAACAAACTAGTAATTGAAAATAGTGAATGCTTAATTCGCATAGCTCCTATAAATAAACCCGACCTACAAAGTTGTGGCTATTGGGAGATACAAAACGCAGGAGACCCCGAGGGTCGATACTGCGATAAAGGAAAGTTAGAAGACGACCGTATAGGGTTTGGTGAAACCGAAAACCCCAAAGGATTTGGCTGCATAAGATGTGAATATGGTCAGCAAGGAATGCCCCGTCCTGATAGCGAAGGTCGTACTCTGTGGTGTAAGAAAAAAGGACACCCGGTAGAAGAAAACGCCTGCTGTGAAGATAACGAACCTCTAGAAAATGAAGAGAGCGAAGAATAGTGAGAGCGGACCAACTAATCTATCACCAAGGAATGTGGCGGGCCGAAGTCGGTGGTAAGCACTATTGCGCTCAAACCAAAGAACTTCTAAAACTCGGCTTAAAGCATGTAGGTATCTCAGTAAGTGAACCACAGTATATCGAGTTTGATGACCGTACTCCAACCGAAGTTTATATAGACGTGCTTCGTAGCCCTGAATCTCCTCTACTAGTTAAACAAGAAACCCTGATACGTTTGTTTACGTTAGCTAATCAGGGCGACCCACTAGCCGAAGAACTCGTAAATGCCATTCCTACTGACCGGTCGTTTGATGCTCAGTACTATACTAAACAAATAGGTAAAACTGATTTTCTATTTGTGGGCGTTGCCGAACTACATGAGTACGTAGATAACATAGTGCTACGGTCTAAGCTTATAACAGAGCTTGGCAATTTATATAAGAGAATCTAAAGATGCCAATAGGACCGTCAAATGCACTTGCCCCGTATATAGGCCCCGGAGGGTTAATAGTAGTTATTGACCCCGCAGTTATCATTAGTAATAACGTACTAAATGTGCTTCCTCAAACTAATGTAATAGTAGCTCCCAACACTACTAATTTTATTTTCTATAACGCGGTGTCTAACGCAATTCAAGTTAATACCTCCGGTTTTCCTAGTCAAGTTATTCCTATCGCTACCGCCACTACATCTATGAATGGCAACATGGTTCTTCTTGATAATAGACCAGATTTCACTATTATCAGTCTTCCTACTGCTTTAGTTAACGCTCCGGGTACTTCGCTAACAACAGGTAATTTTTCATTTTCCGGATGGGGAACCGGAGCCAGTCTAGTAGTTAATTCCGGCACTCAAACCGGATTTTCGATTACTATAACCGCCGGTACTAGTCCTAGTCAACGTCCCACTATCACCCTAACTTTTAATACGTCTTATTCAAATGCTCCTATCACGATAGCTCAAGTCAATGGTGGAACCGGAATGGTAACTGATATTACTGCTGCTAACACTACTACTCAATCAGTCATGACCTATGACGGTCTTCCAGTAAATACAAAAACATATACTATACAGGTTTTTACCCTTGGTCAATAAATTCATAAAATTTATATTTGGGTTGGCATTACTACTCGGGATAACCCTGCCTACTCGTGGCCAAACCAGTTTAACAGGCCGTATAGTAGAAGACGTAGCGGCTAATCGTCCCACTACTTGCACGACCGGCGATGTTTATGTAGATACAGATGATGCCAATAGTTGGAGATGCTTTCCTAATAATGTTTGGGTTAGTTTCGGTGGCGGTTTAGTAAGTCCGATTACTGCTCCTAATCCTTTACAGTTTAATGTCGATTTAATATTTAAAGGTCCTAATCCTGCGTATGATGCTCGTGTTTCAGGCGTTCGGTCAGTTAGTGTTGGTTCGGTACCGGCTATCCCCGGAACTACCGTATCTATTAATGCCGGTTCTGCTTCCGCTATAATTTCTAGTTCTTCTGGTTTTCAAACCGGAGACGGCGTTGTTATTTATGGTGCGGGCGTCACTAATCCTATTTCAACCCCTTCCTCCCCGACTGTTACTCCTGTTAATGCAGTTGGCCTGACCGGCACACTGTTAGACACCGCCAGTCCTAGTGGTTCTACTACCTATCAATATTGTGTAGCAGCCTGGGGCGGACCTGTCGGCCAAGCAGTTACGGCCTGCAGTGCTAATACTAGTATAAGTACGGGTCAGGCGTCTCTAGGACCGCAAAGTGTTTCGATTACTTCAATCGCTAACTCTAATGGTACTTTTTCAATCGTAACATCTTCTGCCCACACAGTTGCGGTGGGTGCTTTAGTGCAAATACGAGGGGCGCTCCCGGCAAATTTTAACGGATATTTTCGTGTATTAACTGCTGTAGATAACACCCATCTAACCGTAAGTACTTCTTACGATACCCGAAACGGAGCTTTGGTTGCGCCAACCACGGCAGGCACTTTGACTTGGTGGAATTCTAATAGAATTACAGTCGCCGCCGCTACAGGTTCTAGCAACGGTACTAAGTACCTAGTATACGGCCGTACCTCTGGTTCTATGACTTTGCTCGGAGTGATGTGGCCACAAAACTCTAATTTTAACACCGACCCCACATATCTCGCTTTTGATGATTACGGACCTACTTTTACTGTTGCGCCAAACCTGCCGTTTTATATTTCATCTTCCCCTCCTGTTTCCTCTACAAATGACTCTTTAGTTACTACCATTGTTTCTGGACTACCGAGCACCACGATTATCTTAGCTGCTACAGCTAGTAATTCGGTGTCTGGTGCTACAATTCTATTCGACGACGGCGTAACACTAGCTGCCGCATCTCTAGCCGCTAAAAACGAAGGAGCCAAATTAGTACTTCCGGCTGGAGGTACATATCCTATTAACTCGCCAACAACACTCGCTAATAGCGGAGAGCTGGATTACTATGGCGGATTAAACCTAAACGAAACTTTAAATATTAGTACGAATACGGTTTCCGGACAATATATCCCAAACGGTTCAGCAGCATCGTTTGGATTGAACCCCTCCCCGGTGATAAATGTACTTCGCGGTTGGCCCGGATTATACGCCACTAATAACGTCTATCTTCACTATTTAACTATTAGTAGTGGCGAGTCAGCAAATTTATTTATGCAAGACGGTGGTACCGGTCAAATTCCGGCCAGTACTTTTGACCGTACACAGTGGACTCTTAGTGGTAACGGGTATACTAGTACCGCACAAGTATTTCGTACTAACCATACGAACTCTTTTGCGGATATTTTTTATAGTGGTACACTTCTTACAGCCGGTCAATTAGGTTCCGGTTCCATGTCCACACCTGGAATTTTTTGGAGTGGGCCGGGAAATCCGGTAATGCGAGATACTTTCCTAAGCGGTAAAGGTATGCTGCTTCGTCCTGCGGTATCGGGTTCGACCTACGTAATGGACTGGGTTTATAGTCAAGCTAACTACATGCCGTACTTATCAGTTATTGGCGTGGATGGAGGCGGAGTAGGAATAACCGGAAGAATCAACACCGTTTTATTTGACACTACACAGGCACCGCTAATAGCGAATCTTGGCGGGGTCATTCTCTCCTTAGTGACCGATAGTATTCCAAGTCAAACATTGATTTCTTCTCCTAATAGCGACACCTCTATCGAGGTCCACCCGTAGGAAGTCTTGGAACCAATGTTAGTACGATATCAAACGAGCCGACTTTTTTTTCTGTGAACGATGGAACGTTTAATGCGGGGGTTATTCAGGCTAATCAAGTAACACCACAGTATCCAATTAATTCTTTTGTTCCAATTGGGCCAGCCTTTGCAGTATTTGTTGAAGACCTTCCAGGAACTGCCCCTACTTGTTCTGTAGTCAATAGTGGCACTTTCTTTCCGTCGGCGGGCACATGGTTTTTTGAATATGCATATAAATACGCTAATGGAGGAATGGGAACTCCTTCGTTTCCGAGTACCGGTTGTACTGTTAACGGGACTAGCCAGGATATAAACGTAGTTTTACCGACAGCTCCTGCTACTATTGGTTTAGGCGCGTATATTATGGCGGCAAACGCGGCTAATGGACCTTACTTTTATATTGGAGGGTCAGACCCGACAACCCAAGGAGCCGCTTGGAATGCGTCAACTAACACGTATTTATTTTCAGGTTTTGCGTCTATTCCGTCTCCTACATCAGCAGGTTCAGGACCGTCAGGGATAAGTAGTGGTTTAATCTGGGGTAAAGTGGTTTCTATAGGCTCAAGTACCATTAGTGCCCCGAATAATACAGTTCCCCGCAATTTAACTCTTCCCGATACTTCTGGCACCGTCGGGATTATGACTGGTTCTTTCACCAATGCTCACTGTTTACAGGCTAGTGTTATTGGAGGAGTTCTATCAATAGCAGATACTGGCGCTACTTGCGGAAGTGGCGGCGGTGGCGCTACCTTTCAGGTTAATGGCACTAATACTAGTAGCCAAACTACTATAAATTTTCAAAGTGCTGCTACCTTTAATGGTATAACCGCAGCGTTTTCTAATCCTTCCGCTGGAAACGTCCTTCTTACTTTAAGCGGCGCGGCAACAAATGCATTTCTTCTAAACTCAAGTGTAACTATCAATACGGCTTTACCTTTAACCGGCGGAGGAGTACTCGCCCTTGGTGGAACGTTAAATCTTACTTGTCCAAATTGTAGTTCTGGAGGAGTTAACTCTCGTACTACGAATTATAACCTCGTATCTACTGACGATGGATTCTTGGTATCTTCTAATGGCACTAGTTTAACTGACACACTTCCTTCTACACCTCCTAGTGCTTTTTGGGATGTAGATATTCAGAATCTGAATGCTACAAACCTGACTATTAGTAGAAACGGACTTCTTATCAATGGAGCGGCTAATAATATAGTAGTTCCTCCATTCCAATCGGTTCGAATTTTTACAGATAGCGCTAACTATTTTAACCCTAATCCTCCACTTATAGCCGGGACTAATATTACAATTACCGGAGCACCAAACGGTATTACTATTGCAGCTTCTGGAACAGGAGTAGGAGGTTCTGGTACAACAGGATTTTTCTCTTGTTGGACTTCTTCATCTAATCTCGGAAACTGTCACATGGATGACGGTGTAACTACGGCGGCTACTATAACCGCTACAGAACCTATAGTAGCTCCAAGTGTTACCGCTAATGGCTTATGCAATGCTGGAACTACAGGTTGCGTAATATTAACCGCCGGTACTGCCCCATCTTCTTTTAATACTAACTCGTTTACTCTATATGCGCCTACATCTATCTCTACTCCATATGGTTGGGTAGTACCTAGCGCCGCTGCTACTGGTATTCTACATCTTACTAATGCAGCTAACGTAGTTACCTTATCTGTTAGCGCCATTAATCTAGCTGGTGCTGATGTAACCGGAAACCTGCCTTTCAGTCAGTTAAGCGCGGCTACTAACTCAAATCCCGGCACTTTTGCGGTATCTAGTAACACATGGGATTTTAGTGCTGCCACCTTAATTAAGATGCGCACTGCCGCAGGTTTAACGACCACGGTTAACGGTGATATAGGATACGATACTACTAATAAAAACTGGCATGCGTTTCAGAATGGCGTAGATAGCTATCAATTTGGCGGTCCAGTTTCCGGAACTTACACTAGCGGAGACTGCGTAGAGTTTAGTAAAGTATCTAACGTTATTACACTAATTGATGCTGGTGCCGCTTGCGGGTCTGGAGGCGGTGGAGGAGCTACTCTTCAAACTAACAGCGTAAATAATACTAGTCAGACTACGCTCAATCTTATTAATAGCGCCGCTACAAACGGTATTACTCTAACTGTTACCAACACTTCTGGTGGTACAGTACAACTGGGATATACTGGTACTCTAAATAACTCTGGTTTAACAAATTCATCTACTACTATTGATGGGGTTACTTGTACTCTTGGTTCTACCTGTACTCTCACTCTAGATGAAATTAGCAACCCAGTTGCATCTAAAACCTTTACTTTTCCTGCTACGAACGTACTAACTATTTCTGGTACTGCTCCTGCTAGTCAAAGCGGAGCAGGCCTTAACGCCGGTACTTTATTTAGCGTAACAGGTGTTACTGGTTCAGCTACAACCGGGTCGGCTACTACCGCCGGTAGTGGGTCTTTTATTTCTCTAACTTGCGGTAATGGCGGGTCCGGTTCTGGAGGCACAAACGCAGTGGGTGGTCAAGGCGGAGACTGCACTATTATTGCAGGTAATGCGGGTGTTTCCGGTGGTACGGCAGCTAATGCAAGAGGTGGTAATATAGTACTAACTTCTGGTTTAGCAGGTAGCGGTGGTTCAGGAGCCGCTGGTGCAGCCGGTATTATTCAACTTAATGGAGCTACAATACTTGCTACTCCAAGCACATCCGCTGTTAATAACTCCTGGTCATTTCAAATCCAGGGTGAGTATCAAAACTCCGGAACACCAACGTTCACTACAGATACTTGGACTGTTCAGGATATAATCGGCTCTGGTACTAACGGTACTAGTACTTTAACTTTTAGTCATTTAGGTTCCACCGGGTCTTCGGCAGTTAACGTACCTTTACTAACAGTCGGTACCGCTCCTGCTTGTGTACCAGGAACCGCTGGTGGAGAATGTTTTACCCAAGGTACTGCATTTACTAACGTAGCTGGTTCTGCTGGTTTTTATCCAGATTCAACCACAAACGAATTCATGGCCGCTACAAATGGCTCTAGTTCCTTTGGTATGCTAGTACGCAGTCAGCCATCTCCTATACATCAAACTGGTAAAACGGCGGCTATTTCTACCGCTACTTTGTGTGCTGCTTCCGCAGGTGCTTGTAACACTGCTGGTGAATATCACTTACATTTTGATTTTATAGAAACCGGAACCGCTTGTACAGTTCCCGGAACCGGCGGTGTTACATTCTTACTAACTTGGACAGATAGTAATGGAACGGCCCACTCAGCAGTTTCGCTAGGAATGGACGATGCGTCTACTATTAATGCTGTTTCGCAGACCTTCCACTTTCAGACTTCACTTGGAGCGGCGTGGGGAAGCGGAGACTTTAACATCTCGACCAACGGTTCGGTAATTCAATATGCTACGGGCTATACCGCTTGTGGTACTGGAACCGGTACATACCAACTAGATGCAGCTATAACGAGACTACAATAGTGAAACGTTTATTATTGACTGTCCTATTCATAGTTTCATTTGGATTTCCGGCCAAAGCTGCAAATCCTACTTTTGTAGGTAGCGCAACTCCAGTTACTAGTACTAATGGTACTGACACTTCAATAACTATAACCTACAGTCCTTCTTCTGGAAACTGTGTACTTATTGCTTTAGGTTCTAATGTTAGTACTCTTTCTATCTCATCCGTAAAAGATAGTAGTAATAACGTAATCCCTCTCTTAGTTTTAGATACTAATGGAAGCAAATTTTCTGCTATTTATGGTACTACTGGTGTCGCTTCTGGAATAACGTCTTTTACGGTCACGTTTACTGCTGGACCACATATTTGGGGCACAGTAGCGGAATATTCCGGTGTATCTAACTTCGGTCAAATAACCGACGGAGATACGGCTGGAACGGTAACATCTGCTAGCCTAAGTATAACTACTCAAGCCAACAATAACATATTTGTTGGAATGTTTACTATATACGGTAGTGCTACAGGTATTACTGGTACCGGGTCCACTAACGTTCGTCAAACCAGTAGTTTTTCTGATGTAGGCGCTTTTGCGGACACCGCTCTGGCTACTGCTGGTTCTATATCGACCGCTATTAGCTGGACCGTGGCTTCGCCATATGCGGCGGTAGGACTTGAACTATCTAGTAATCCTATGAATATAGTACAGTTTATCGGGGCTAATTGCAACTCCGCTACTACTTGTTCCGCCACATTTACTCAGGCAGTTCAAATAAGTAACTATGTTATTCCTGTTTCATATGATGGTACATCGTCTTCAGCAAATGATACTTTTTCAGACGGTACAAATAGTTATACTCAAGTAATGCCTACTACTGGCGGCACTCCCCACTCTTTTTGTGGTCTGTCAGTGGATGGAGATACTGTAGCTATGTCTTATGCTAAAGCCACCACTAACGTTGCTCTGACCGTTACTATAGCGAATGGTGGGACAAGCGGTCATAAAATCATCTTATTAGCGGAAGTTAACGGACTTGCATCTTCTAGTCCTTTAGACCAAACGTCTAGTTGTATTAATACTTCTGGAGTTACTTCTTTAACTACTGGTAGCGTAACTACGGGTTTTACAAATGAAATTATACTAGCAGTTTTTGGTTTAGCTGCATCAGCTACTTTTACTCCAGGAACAAACTATATACTATTATCTCAAATACCTAGTGGAGCAGGCAACGGAGTGGAAGGAAATGAGTCTAGAGAAGTAACGTCTATAGCCAGCTACAACGCTTCTATGACTATTAGTGCTTCCCAAGAAATGGCCGGATTTTTAGCTACTTTTAAAGCGGCTATTCAGCCTGTTCCTACTACGGCTTCTATGACATTCGGACCAACAAAAGTACTAGGAGGCACTACTAAATGGTAAGAGCACTCCTAGCAACGATTATTCTCCTTTTAACTAGTATATCGGCTTTTAGTCAAACTCAAATAACAGGGTCTACTACTATAGCCGGAAACATTTCTCTTGGTACTGCTGTAGCAATAGGCCCTAATACTGGTTTACCTCCCGACCAGCTTCCAGTAGGTTCTGGTTGGCACGACCTAGGAGTCCAGAGTTCTCTAAACGGAAGTGGTCAATGCTTTACTCCCGCTCCTCCTGGTTCTACTGGTTGCGAATCCGTTCTTGGTTCTTGGGGTAGTGGAGCCATGATGCAAATGTCTGCCCAAATGTGCGTAAATGGCGGCGGGCACGTAAACTATAGCGGTAACGAAATATATTGTTTAACTCTAACCGGTTCTAGTGGCTGGACATGGGTACGTATAACAAATCCTACTTCTCCTTACTCCACTACTAGCCAAGACTGTTTACCAGAAGGGTTTAATTGCAGTTCTTTAACTGTAGGGTCTACAAACGGATTTCCGCAGTCTGTCCATCCATATAACGGATTAACATCCATTCCTAACCAAAATCGTATGGTACGCTGTATGGGTTCTAAGGCCGTTAGTGGAAACACAACTCTGTGGTGCTGGTCGTATGATTTTACAAATAATTTTTGGACTTTAGAAGATAAGTCAGTTGTTGGTAGTAATTGCTCTGGCGCTACTGCACAAGGACTTGGTGGTCACGCAGTATACGATAATTATACAGGTCATGTTTTTATAAATAGTGTTGGGTGCTTATACGAACTCGACCCAGTTGCACACACAACGATACAACTGGTTTCTTTTGATAACGTAGCTATAGATGACCACTTAACGTCTGATATAGACCCTATTCGTCATTTAATGGTGTATGTTGGTTGTGCCGGATGTAGCGGCAGCCCTAGTGGTATTGTTACTACAGATATTACTCCAGGCAGTGCTCATACTCACACCAATCTAACCTCTTCCATGACCGGTTGCACCGCTATTGGCGGTCAAAGTTATAATGGTATTGCCTATGACCCGGTAACTACTCTCATGGTTGTGTTGCTTACTGACGTTTCGCACATGTATTACGTAAACGTAAGTGCGAATGCGGTACTGACACAACAAGGTTCAATTGCAGCTAAAAGCTGTGTCGAGATTACTGGTTTTACCGGCGGACCAACTAGTGCAGGTCTTTCAGGTAATTATAACGGTCTTTTTAAGCGCTGGTCTTATGCGGCATTTTGCGACTGTTTTGTTTATGTAGGAGACTTTAATCAGGATAGTTTTATCTTCCGGCTACCAAGACTTCCTGTTGACCAGCAACAGTTCGTGGCATCTTCGGCTAGTCCGCAAGTGTTCCGCGCACTTGGCCTAAACGTGGCTTGCGACCTGACAGATGGCTGTGATGGCACGTTCGATGGTTTCAAATCGAACGACCTACCCGCCAATCCGCCGGTATTAGATAACGCTGTCGCAGGAACCGTAGGAGCCATCAAGTTTACGGTACCAGCGCAAGGCGGACCAAATGACGCAGGGTCTATTCGTTACAATTTTAATCCTATCGGTGCAACTACAAACCAGTTCGGAACCGGCGGAGAGTTCTGGGTAAAGTATCGCGTCCGTTGGGATAATTGGGGAACGTGGGCCGTCACCGCTGGACAGAGCGCAGCGGGGCCAAAGTTCGATATAACCGGTGCTGGACAGTCAGCAAGCGATGTTAGCCTAGAAGTAGGTTCCTGCACCATTCTTGAACAGACCACGCAGGATGTTGCAGGACGTAAGTTTATTCAGATGTACACTTCTTGCGGAAATTTTATCAGCTACGAGGCTCCCGCTGTTGGTTCTACATTTGACCTTGAACCCGGTTTGAACGGGCAGTGCCTATACCAATCCACACAAACTGACTGTTACAAATATCTAAATAACCTAAACACATGGGTTGACATTGTAAAACATGTCAAAATTAACGAAATGTCTGGTCCTGGTAAAGGAACATCGAAGATTGAGCTATGGGCAGCACCGGACGGCCAACCACTGCAAACCTTGGTTAGTGTTTCTGACGCAGGAATATATCCAGATAATACCGGCTCCGACCCGCATAGTTCGCTATTGTACGGTAAGGTCTGGCTACTTCCCTACATCTCGAATCGCGACAACACGGTCAACGACGGCTTCGTGACGCACGTCTGGTACGACAAGCTTGAACTCTCGCGGGGCTGTATTACCGTTCCCGGACCGCTCATCTCCGTGCAAGGTATTTGCCCGGCGACGCTCATCAAGGCGACAGACGTAGATAGCACGCACGTCACCGTGACTTGGCAACATAACGACCTTTATGGGCTAGACACCTATATAGTGGAGCGTTGTCCCGGTGTAATTAACGATTGTGGCAAGAACCCGGCAGCGAACTTTACGCAAATTGCTATTACTGATACCGCGAATCACATTTGCACCAACCTTTTGGCCTGTAGCTTTACGGATTCGACTGTAACAACCGGTCACACTTATAGTTACCGCGTTCGTCCTGTGCGGCTTATCTATGGCATTACTTATAAAGGACCATACACCGGCGGATTGTGCTACCTTGGTGCTACTGGAACTTGCGACCCCACAACTACAACACCATAAGGAGAAACATGAAAAAGATATTACTTATTGTCGGATTTTTAATTTTAGCGGGTTTTGCTTCTTATAAATACGCATATGGTCAAGGTCCGAATCCGGTTCCCTTACAGCTAACTTTATCAGGGGTTCATACTCAGTGTGTTCCTAATGCGGCTACTACTCCCGCTCATTTAGATGTTTGCGGAGCAGGAGATGGAATATTTCTTGCTAATAATGGCGGTGCTTTTGTACAAGTAGCAACTGTTACGGTAACTGCTCAAGGAGTAACACAAATTACTATTTGTAACGCTGCCGGTGCATCTTGTGGTGCTGCTCAAACCGGAGCAGTTAGTATAAATATCCCTAAGTCAGTCGTGGTAACTGCGCCCGCTACTACGACCGTAACTCCTACTGCGACACTACAATAATGGTACCAGATACATTCATCAAAGAGATATTTAACGAAGAGAACGGTAAAACCAGCTTTGCTCGAATAGGCAGTTTCCTTTCTCTTCTTGCGGGCGTGGGATGGGTATCATACTTAGTGTATAAAAACCACGTTCTTCCTGACCTGAGTGGTATCTCTTTATTTATAGGAGTGCCTTATGGTACTAATAAGTTCACTAATTTTATCGGCCAGTTTACAGGCAAAGGACAATAAATACTTGTCCGGTTTCCGGACTTTAAAGGAGTACTTCCGTGGCAAACAGCTATAACAGCAACCCTCTAATTTTCGATACCGATACAACACAGGGTTGGCGTTCATTACAAACTCTTAATACCGGAAACCTACCTACGACCGCACAACAACTTTCTGGAGCCGTAACTAGACAGTGGGGTGTTCGAGTCACTAAGATTGTTCTAGAGTCTAATGGAACTACTGTTGCAGGAGTAGTAACAGTAGCAGACCCAAATGATGGAACTATTTTATGGAATTCGGGCGTGGCAGCGGCTGCCGGGGCTACCGGTACCATACTAACACGAGAAGATTTTGCTGACCACTTTCCCGCTTGGAGAGATTTTAAGATAACAGGCTTAACCGCGACTGTTACAAAAGTATACATATGGTATAGAAGTTAAAGGACTTATATGGCTAAAGATAGAGTATCAGAAGTAATGGGTGGAAAGAAATCCAGCAAGAAACCGGCCAAGAAAAAGGGCGGGAAGAAAACCAAAGGTATGCATGTACGAAAAGCCACTAGCGGTGGTTACATTGCCAAGCATGACGCACCCGAACCCGGTGCGGAGCAGGAAGAACACGCCCTTCCAGACATGGCCGCCCTTCAAGAACACATGGCTCAGAATCTACAAGGCGAAGAAGAACCCGGTGGCGGCATGCCCGCACCCGCCCAAGCGATGGCTTAATGTCTAGGTTTAAAGCTGCCCGCCATGTTCTTGGCGGTAAATCTCGCAAGAAAATTCGTTCAGTTCGTGGTCGCCGAAAGATTAAGAAAACTGTGGATGAGTGGAAAGCGGGAACTCTGCATAGCGGGTCTAAGACAGGTCCTGTAGTTAAGTCACAGAAGCAAGCGGTCGCAATTTCGCTCTCGCAAGGTCGCAAGCACGTAAGGAAGGGTAGTCCGGAAAATGAACACAATAGAACCAGCACCTCCGAAACAGGGGTGTAAGCCAGTAAATGGAAGCTGTCCGGTTTTGGAAACCGGTGTCGCAAGACTTTAGAGGTTCGAGTCCTCTCACCCCTACCATCTTTGCTCTGGAGAACCGGCAGTTCAAGCAAGCCTCATAAACTCGCCTCCGTGGGTTCGACTCCCACCCGAGCAACCATCTTAAAGGCAGAAAATGGAATATGTAGAGTTTTCAGATGACGAACTATACGAAAAAATGGCGGACGTTAGACAGAAGTTTCCTCCTAAAGATACCGCTGAATTTGAAAACTACAAAAAGCTATTACCTCTGACCGACTTAGGAAAAGAAGTCCGCCGTAGGGCGGAGACAGATTTATTCTTTTTTGCTAAGTATTTTATAGGTTATGACAATCAGAAAAATGACATGATTGTTGACCATGTTCACCGCCGGTTGTGTGAACTGTTCGTAAAAAAAGATAAATCAAAAGATATTAAAAGTCAGGACACCCGCAAGGAAAGACTTGTTCTTTATCCTCGCGGAAGCTTAAAAAGTACCATAGATGTCATAGACGCGGCCCAATGGATTCTGAATTTTCCTAATATCCGAATCCTGTTCCTGACTGCTGCCGATGACCTAGCTGTTGGTTTCGTAGACCAGTTAAAGAACTTTTTTATTATCAGAATGGATTCTCCGAGTTTTATGAATCTGTTCTTTCCCGAGTTTTGTATACCGGATACTAAAACCGCACTAGGGAGCGCGTTTACTTTTAACTGTCCTAAGCGCACTATCTTTGACGATAAAGATTCTACAGTCAGAGCACTGTCCGTTCTTTCGACCGGTTCGGGTTTTCACTTTGACGTAATGAAAGCTGACGACGCGGTATCTGACCGTAATTCTGAAAACGAAGAACAGTGCATCAAAGTAACTAAAAAGATTAATCTAGCTCGCAAGATGCTGATGGCTTGGGGTTTTTTCGACCGTATCGGAACCCGGTATCACGAAATAGACAACTACGGACAGACACTTGAAAAAGAACTTATTGGCGAAGTCGAACGCCATAGCGGACCTTGTTGGGAACAGATAGACGTAAAATCGTCCGGTTTGCGGATTTTAATTGGCCGCGCTATTGTTCTGAAACCCGGCAACGAAAATAAGACTTATGGTGATGCAGGCGAAGAAGGCTGTAATCTTCTGTTTCCTGAATACATGAGTTTTAGTTGGCTGATGAATGAACTCCATAAAGACGAGTTTATTTTTGAAGGCCAGTTAAACCAGAATCCCCGCCCTAAAAGCCACATTACTTTTGACCGGCCTTTACTTCTAAGTCATACAGTTCCTTTTAAAGAACTTCCGGTAAACGGACCAATTGCTATAACCTGGGATTTTGCTTTCAGTCAGAAAAAAGACCGGGACTATAGTACAGCAGCAGTTGGTATTTGGAACGACAAAGGCCAGCTTTTCATTTTAGATTTAGTCCGGGCTAAATTTAATCACACTACCTTAGCAAAAGCCATAGTTGATTTAGCAGCACACTGGCATCCTATGATTATAGGAATTGAGGATGCTGCGGGTTCTAGATTCCTCGAACCTACTATTATTAATGAAGCTCGTAATCGCGGAATGGCAGATGTACTAGCTATCTGTAGTAAGATAGACTGGTTTCCGCCGGAACAACAGAAAGATGCTAAGAAATCGCGTATGGCAGCCCTTCATCCTTGGCTGGTTAACAACATGCTTTATTTCGCTGCCCATCTTCCGTATCTGGAAATTCTTTACAGCGAGTTTGAGAAGTGCTTAGTCAGTCATCATCACGACGATATACCAGACGTGATTTCTCAGCTTCCTCGTTACGCACCTCGCATGAATAATATGATTGCTAAGAATGAAGTCGTGACGATGACGCGCGAGGAAGCCGCGTTTAATTTAATGTTTAATGAAGGAACCGACCCATATGGCCGAATTGGTCTGGGTTTTGTACCTCAACCTTTAACACCCAGTATTACAGATGTAGGACCAGAAGCGCAAACACCTCATGGAGACCTAGCACCATTACTCGGGGCCGGGTTATGTGGATAATATGGAAGATAAAAGAAATCGACTCACTACAAAAGCTGTGGTCTATGACGATTTAGATACAGACGAAATAGAGATTAAAATAGTATTGAAAGAAGGAAAAACCTCTAAGGATTGTAGTCCATTTGTAATGGAGAGAGTGTTACTCAATCATATGTTTCGCAGTTGGCCAACTTGGTGGGAATATTGGATGAAACCAGGAAGTACACTAGGATAATATGGAACATGAAACGCCAGACAGTTTTATTGTGAACCCCCCAGTAGGAAACTCGAACTTAGAGTTCAGAGCGGAGTGCATAAAGTATGTGGAGCCGTACGTACGAGAAAACGGTATCCCACTCGACTGGAATAAATTTAATGCATTAGTTTTCGACGGTTCTTTAGAAGGAATTGTTTCAGGAGACCCTGAAGTAATAGAAAAATCTTTACATAAGATGAAAGAATAGTCTTTAAAATATATTTGGTTACTAACATTGTTAATGGCAAAGTCTATGTTGGCAAAACAGGTCAGACCATAGATGCTAGATGGAAAGAACATCTTAAATTGGCCAGACTAAACTATCCTTCTTACTTTTACAGAGCAATGAGAAAATATGGACCGGATATGTTTAAGGTAAGAGAAATAGATTGTGTAGAGACCAACGAACTTGCTAACGTACGAGAAACTTACTGGATAACTCAAGTCTTCAAATCCCACTGTTCGGAAAACGGATATAATTCAACACTTGGTGGAGAGGGAGTTATAAGAAACGAAGAGTCAGAAAGAAAAAGAATAGATGCCCTACAAGGTAGAAAAGTTTCTGAGGAAACTAGAAGAAAAATTAGCGTTGCAAATTCAGGGAGAAAATTTTCTGATGAACACAGAAAGAAATTAAGTGATGCAAAATTAGGGGACAAACACCCTCTTTTTGGTAAGCATCATTCAGAAGAAACTCGTAAGAAGATGAGTAAAACTCACCTACGACGACAAGAGTTATAGTAAAATTCAAGGAGTAATAATATGAAAGTTGTTGCTGGAAAAGGTACGAAAGTAGACCCTAAGAAACCAAATCGGGCATGGGAAAATGAATCCTACGAGTTGGTTGAAAATGTAAACCAAGGTCCGGCTGGTGCTCGCAAAGGTAAAGTTATGGGTGGGCATAATCAGACCTCCGATAACATGGCTGAAAAGAACCAGTTAATCGGAATAGACGGTGCTAAACAAGACCCGTATCGCGCCGAAGGTTCTGACTGGCCTGACGGCAAAACTAGCGCTGACGCCGACCACGGTCAAGGTGGGGGGGCTACGTATGAAAACCCCAATGGCGGCGGCAAGAACGAGTTAGTTATCGATTCCGAGAATCAATGCGGGCCGCGTCACGTCGAAGATGATGGTTCTGGAGAACACGGTGCTGGTACACCCGTACCCGGCAATCGCGCTGCCCGAGTTGCATCGAACTTTCCTATTGACTGGAATGATGGCGAAAGCCGTTCAGATGGCGGAGAAATAAGCATCTGGCAATCTGTTGACCTACAAACCGGTCATATCGTTGGTGGCGAACAAACCAGAGTTATGGATGTTCCTGATTTCAACGTTCACATACCGTCGGCTAAATCTGCCGGTTCTAAATCAGGCCGAGTAGCACGCGACCTAAAGTAATAGTCCGGAAACTGAACACTTAGAAGG